GTGCAAGCAGGAGAACGCGATGGTTCTAACAATGGTTTCGAAATTAATGAGAAACCGTGGCAAAATGATGAACACCCGTGGTGGGGCGATATTGGACGTGCGATTCGAGAACGCCCGTATCGTTATAAGGTTCCGCGTGGGCATGATGCAGAGAATACATGCGATCAGCATATTATTAACATGATGATCAAACGTCAATGCATTCTTGAGAAAGAAGATGGAGAATTTTGTAATGTTGTTCCAATAGAAAGTAATATATGGCTTTTACCTGGCCATGTGGTGCCAAAGCAGTCGATGAAGGCGAAAATTCGGCGTCCAGCAGGGAATTTTGCCAATGTGATACTGGACCCGGCTTCCACCGTTAAAGTTAGTGGAGACTTGTGTTTATGGTATCTTCCGGAAATGGGAGATCAAAAAGACATTACTGGATATTTGCCCACAGCTGAGATATATGATGGCAAAAGTATTGATTGCCGTATGGTATATAATGATAGTCATTGTGTGAAAGTTAGTGATCCTTTTTGTGCGACTTATAAGCGTGTTCATACAGAACGCGGGGGTGTATTTAAAGGATTGGATTATAATTTTCCTATAAACACGTTTAATGGTTTGTGCATGGGCACGCTTGTAGGTTTGGGGAAGAAGCACCACATTGCAGGTTTTCATTTGGCCGGTCGTGGTAAACACGGAGGTGCTGGTTTGTTGACTTTTGAACAGTATTATGTTGCGAAGAGTAAGTTGGCTGCGAAACCTGCCATACTGTTTTCGCATAGTTCGATGCCTTTTAACACTCAGATTCAGGATGTTGATGTTGGTCCATTAAGGGCACCCCATGAAAAATGTGTCACCAGATCGCTTCCTTTGGGTAGTAAGATTAAGGTGATAGGGTCACATAATCAACCTTCTTCAACGCCTAGTAGTAAAGTAGTTACTTCTTTGATTTCAGATTCAGTGACTACTATAATGGGCATTCGAAAACAACATGGCAAGCCTAAGGAAATGGCAGATCGTCGTCACAAGGAAGCTGATATTGTTGGAAAGGTGGATACCGTATTCCAAATAGATCAAACGAGATTGGATAAATCAGTTGTCGATTATGGAGTCGATATTGAGAAAAAATTGTGCGAAAAAGAGTTGAGGCAAGTACGCGTTATTTCTGATGATGCTAACTTGTCTGGTTTGGATGGAGTCTTGGGTGTAAACGCTATTAATTTCGCTACATCACGAGGTTTTCCACATTCGGGGCCTAAGGATAAAATTGTTGATTTGTCCGATAGAGTTGTTGATGGAATTTCGTGTGTGCGTGATGCTCCGCCAGAATTGTGGGCAGAAGTTGCTCGCATGGAAGAAACATTAGCCAAAGGTTCTCGTATCAATACAGTCTACAAAAGTTCTTTGAAAGACGCACCTTCAGAAATTGATAAGGACAAGGTTCGTGTCTTTGCTGCTTGTAACTTTGCGACTATTTTGTTGGTTCGGAG